TTAAGGAGATCCACGATTTAAAGCTCGAAAAGCTGGACGAGATAATAGATGTTACACCCGGAAACATACTTCTATTCTACAAGTATCGGCACGATGCAGCGAGGATAATGGAACGTTACAAGGAACTGAAACCCGAGCTATTAAAGACCTCCGATCATATCAGCCGATGGAACGATAACAAGATAAAGCTTTTGGTCACGCATGCGGCCAGCGCTGGTCATGGGCTTAACTTGCAGAAAGGAGGTGATGGTATTGTTTGGTTTGGTGAGACGAACAACCTGGAATTGTTTCAACAGGCCAACAAGCGATTACACCGACAGGGGCGAATTAAGCCTGTCATTGTTAATCACATTATGTTGGATGAAAGTATCGATCTTAGAATCCGGGCAGGGCGAGATAGGAACGAGGCATCACAAGATTCTGTGCTGAACGCCGTTAAGGCTTTAAAAGCTAAATACGGGATAAAATGATAGACTAAATAGGGAGTTAACGTTAATGTATGTTAATTCCCTATTTAATTGATAAACCATTCGTATAATTGCCAAAATTTTAAAAATTATGGCAAGAACTAAACAAGGTACGATGAGCAAGAAACTTTCCAGAGAGGAAGCGTATGCCCGCGAGATTGAGCAGGCGATTGCCAAGATGAAAGCAGATAAGAGTTTAGCTGTCAATCAACCGAAATGGGCGCGTATCGGACGGCCCCGAAGGTACGAAACCCCGGAGCTGTTATGGGCTGCGGCATGTGAGTACTTCGAGTATGTGGACCAAAACCAATTGGAGCGGGTTGAGGGTATTAAATCTGGGGATATGGCTGGTATGACTATGTCCATTCCGGTACGACGGCCTTATACCAAGGTGGGCTTACAATGTTATTTGGGGCTGTGTGACAGCTATTTACGAGAACTTCGTAATGAGCCTCAATTTTTGACGGCCTTAGAACTTATTGATAAAGTTATCGAAACGCAACAGCTTGAAAGCGCATTGGCCGGATTGACTAACGCCATGTTGACCAGCAGATTACTCGGATTGGTGGATAAACAGGCGGTCGAGCAAACGGGCGATATGAAAGCTACCTTTTCGATTAACGTAGTTAATTCGGGCATTCCGCTGTCAAGCTCCGAGGGCGAAGTGGAGGACGCGCTGTAATGTTTCAGACAACGATACTGTATCAGGCGAACAGGGAGGCGACCGAAAAGGTTGTGATCAATCAGGGCGGAACGTCCTCCGGCAAGACCTACGCGATCATGCAATTACTGTTTACTAAGGCCATCGAAGAGCCGCGAAGCATTATAACCATTGTGGGGCAGGACATTCCGAACTTGAAGAAGGGTGCCTACCGTGATGCCAAGACGATATTTTACGGATCTCCGGACTTGCAGCTTTGGTTCGGTAAGCCGAATGAGTCCGATAGGGTATTTACCTGCATCAACGGTTCGATTATTGAGTTTACAAGCTATGACGGCGAGCAAGATGCCAAGAGCGGAAAGCGTGACTATCTGTTTATCAATGAGGCGAACGGCATAACTTACGAAGTGTTCCAGCAACTGTATTGGCGTACAAGGAAAACGACGTATATAGACTATAACCCGAACGCGCGGTTCTGGGTACATGACAAACTGATAGGCAGGAAAGGTTATAAGCTGATTATCTCCGACCACCGGCACAACCCGTTCCTAAGCCCCGAGGACCACGAGAAGATAGAAGCCATATCGGATCCGGATCTCTGGAAGGTATACGCTCGCGGACTGACAGGTAAGGCCAAGGGGGTGATCTACAAGAAATGGCAGATCGTCGACGAAATGCCATCTTTGTGTAAAAGGCGGTTCGGGGCTATTGACTTCGGGTTCACCAACGACCCGACTGCCATTTTGGACATACGCCTCAGCGAGGGCGAATTATGGATCGACCTCATAAGCTACGATGTTGAAATGGACAACCCGAAGATAGTGGACGTGATCAAATCGGCCGGCATGGCGAAGATTCACTTCATAGCTGACTCGGCAGAGCCTAAATCCATATCGGAGCTTAAGAAATTAGGCCTATCCGTCGAAGGGGCGGATAAGGGGCCGGACAGTATCAAGAACGGCATATCGGCCGTGAAGCGTTACAAGCTCAACGTAACCCGTCGGTCGAAGTTCCTTATAACCGAATTGGAGCGATACCGGTGGGCCGTGGACGGAGCAGGTAATCCGCTCAACGTTCCGATAGATAAATTCAATCACGCGCTGGACGCGTTGAGGTACGGGGTGTACACCTTACTTGTAAGTAGGGTAAAAACAAAAACTAAAATGTGGGTATAACAATATGGGGCTAAAGATAACTAAACGACTAAAGACGCGCGATGCGCTTGTATTGCTTCGAGATTGTCCGGAGACATTCCGGGAAATCGGAGAGTCCCTCGACGTAAAGCCATACGACCGTATCACCTTTGGCCAACGCGCCGACATGACCGAACTGGTCACTATCTCCGATTTGGTTCTTAAGCCGTGGGAGCTAATCCGGCCGGACGACTGCAAGCCGATCCGGTTCAAACACAAGGGCATCCTAGACCGCCCATTTCTGGAAGTGTTCCGGTTCAGCTATTCGGTTATCAAGTACCTGGAGCAGGCAGCCGAACGGGATAAACTGACATTTACCTATAAGCCCAGCCCGCTCGAAGTCAAAGCGGGGTTCAACGACTTAACAGGCGGAATGTTTTCCACCCTTGACCGGATAGCTACCCGGATGCACAAGAGCCACGACGACGTGCTCGGCATGATGGATATACTTGTGTACTCTATCTTAAAGGCCGATTACGAAACGGCTATGTATAACCGCCGGTTGAGCGAACTGGCACAACAACAGAAAAAATGATAACCATCGAACAACGAATTAAGAAGATAGCCGAAGGCCTCGGAGTTAATTACTATTTCGGGGACTGGCAGCGTATCAACGTGGCGGGCGAAACCGGACGGATTGACTTTCCGCTAATTGCCTACCTCCTCCCGCCTTCGGGGACGGTTAACCTATCCGGGCCGGGCGTCCGTGAGACCGAGAACGGTGTGCTGGCTTTCGTGGACTTGACGGTATTCGACTTCGAGGCCAACGAGAACAATGTAATTGTGCAGGCGATGAAGGAGCTTATGATCCGATTCGTCGGTGCTGTGAACGCCTCCGGGGATTTTAAGCCGATCGGAGGTAATATCCGGTACGACGTACTCTATGACCGGTTAGACTTCGCCGTGACAGGCGTAACGGTTAGCTTGGCCTTACAGGAGGCTGTAGGTAAGTGCGTATGAGCGTAACAGCTAATTACATAATCAATGAGGAGCTACTAAAGCTAAAGGACGTGATAGCCGCGAACATGCAGGCGCAGGGCCTAAATGCTTCGGGGAAAACATCAAAAAGCCTTGAGGTCGTGCAGAATGAAAACGGAACAGCTTTGATGGGCCGTTCGTTTTTCGCTGTTCTGGAAACCGGCCGTAAAGCCGGTAAGGTACCGAAGAACTTCCGCCAGATTATCGAAAAGTGGGCGACGGATAAAGGTTTAACCTTTGAAACACCGGCTAAGTTAAGAAGTTTTTCGTATCTTGTCGCACGCAAGATCGCGGCTGAGGGTACGAAGCAGTATAGGACAGGCCGACGTACCGATGTATTTACAGACGCAATAAACGAAACGGTAACAAGCATACAGAACCAACTCGGCTCAGAGGTCTTAAAGGAAATTGTAACTATCAACGACATTAACGAACAATACATATAACGACATGGCAGCGATAACAGGCCCATCCGGTACGCAGTACGTTAAGGATAACATCTATTTCACCCTCACAGGCGCGGGGCTTCACCTGCTCACAATCGCCGGGGTAGTGTACCGGATAACCGTTCCGGCTTCCGGTGCGTTGACTATCAACGTGGCCCACATATGCAAACAGGCGTTTACCTTGGCAGAGCTGAAAGCCGGAACGACGAGTAAGTCTCTCGCATGGTCAGCCTCGTTCGGAGGAGCAGCGACCGGATCCGGATCGATCTCCGCCGTATATGCATCTGCGCAGACCTTCGACCTAGGTAGTAAGGTTACTGTCCGATATATCAACAAGGCCGGAACGCTTACGACCTATGAGTTTTGTGTAAAGGAGCGCACGACCGGATCGGAGGAGGTGCAGACCATGTTAATAGCGGGTACGACCTATCCGGTTATCGAATCCAACTACTATCTGGCCACCCTACATACAGACCTCGTTACGCGAGATACCCGCCGTAGCTTATCGGAGATTTACAACAGCCCATTTGTCTCGGCGCAGATCGGGGCGACGTGGTACGATGTCGAAGTGGTACGGGAGGCTGTCAACCTACAGACACCCTACGATCCGTTTGTGTTAAAAATAAAACGCGTGCTATGATACTTAACGATAAAGTTTACTTAGGTGATACGCTGTTAGACCTCGGCGAGGCCAACGGGGTTACGCTCGAATACTCCATAAGTGATCCGGCAGATATGGCCGCGATCTTCACACCGGGAAGCTGGACGGTCAACCTGCCGAAATCGGCGGTCAACTTACAGGCCTTCGGCTTCATGACCGAACCCGGCTCAACCACCGACGCGCCCCATAAGGAGCACCCCTGTATGGTTATCCGTAACGGGGTGCCTCTGTTCGATTCCGGCAAGCTGACCGTTATAGACGTAACGGACACTATCAACGTGGTTATTACGTGGAACACCAACGAGCGACTAACCGAACTGTCCGGGCGCAAATTGCGCGACCTGGCGATTACGAAGGTGATGCGATGGGACCCGGCCACGTTCGAGGCCTCGGAGGATAATGATTTTAAGTGGGTGGCCGAAACGGGTTACAAGCAGGCAGGCGCCGACGGTATTATGAACTACAACGCTCGGGGATTCCGTCCAGCCGTTAAGGCTTCCTACCTACTCGCCGCGTTGCTGCCGGGCCTCACGATCGGGCAGGCATATTGGAACAGACTTGAGAACGTTTGGCTTATGCTGCCGACGACGAACGGAAACGACACGATAGACGCCGCGTTGACATATCGTGGCTATGGGGCATATAGCAACTACGATCCGGTGCTCAACGTCCGCGACGTTATGCGGAACTTTAAGCAATATGGCACGATAGCCGCGACATACGATTTGCTCATTAACCAAAGCAGCCCCAGCAATCCGTTCTCCGGCCTATATATTCCGAAGGATGGCCGGTACCGGATATTTGGCTACATACGAACAAGCAGTTCGGCTGGTGGATCGGAGCTGTACAACGGTAAGTTCCGGCTTATGCTTAACCTCAGCTACGACCGCGACGAGAACGGGGCACTTGTGGAAAACTATGAGAACCTGTATTACTCGGAGTACCCTATCAACTCGAACAACGTGTTCGACGTTACGGTAGATCTGCAAGCCGGCGACGTGGTTACCATCTTCAACAGCTATCAGCTAACCAACGCAACGATATCCGGAGATATCGCCATCGACCTCAACGAGGTTGCGACCGAGAACGCCGATACAGGTTACCTGCTCGACTACCCGATTCGCGAGAACCTCCCCGACGTTGGGTGTATTGAGTTCATAACGGCCCTATTTAGCATGGTGGCCCTACAGGCCCAGACCAGCGGAACATCCGTTAAGGTATTCAGCATCGACGACGTGATAGGTGCGACCGATGCTATCGACATATCGCCTTATATCAACGACCGCGATAGCCGACAGCTTGAGTACTCCCACGGCCTTACGGCTGACAACGTACTGAGCTACGCGGACGGGACGGACGCGATCCACTTCGCGGCCAACACGTATAACAAAATGGTTAACAAGGTGGTTGAACTACCGTTTGCCTCCGGACGCGACATGGCTCTATACCGACGCGACGAGGACGGACGGTTTGAGTTAGTTGGCGAAGATACCGCGATGGCTTTGGCCCGTTCCGGTACTGCGAGCATACGGGTAGTAAATGACCACATAAGCGACAGCACAACCCGGACGGTTACCGTTTCGGTATTTGGCTTCGGCGGCCTTGACTGGGCCACCTTGTACGGCACATACTGGCAGGGATATAAGGGCGTATTCGCCGATAACCAACGGGTTGTTAAGTACAACGCCGTAATACCCGAATCGTTCGTTCGTACATTGGACTTCTCGAAGCCGGTACATGACGGGGTTAATAGGTACCTGCTCATGAAGGTAAGCGAGTACACCTACACAGGGGCCTGTACACTTATGATGGCTATGCTTGATGGCGTTGAGGTAGCCGGAGGTCCATTGGAGAACGTGATACTGGCCGATGTGGCCGTCCCGCTTCTGTTCAATGTGAACGTTGAGGCCTTGTATAATCCTTCTCTGGTAGGTACAGGTAAGCTCATTCGCGAACTGACCGAAACAGTAGGGGCGTTACCGGCAGGTGCCGAGATAGCTGTCGACCTTGGAACCGGTGAGGCGAAGAAGTGGAAGCCCACATTTCACGACCACTCGAACAAGGCGTTCTTGGATCTGATAGACCAAGGCCTTAGTAAGACATCGGACGTTGTACACAATTCGGTTATATGCCCCGGTGCCGTCGTGGCCGGTGCGCTTAACGGCACTCCGCCGGACGACCTCCCAGTAGCTACCGGATTACTATATGGGGTGGTTAAGCTGGACGACGTGACTATTAAGCTTAATACCATAACAGGTAAGATATACGCCGTAGCCTCCGGAGGTACTTCGGTAACGTGGGGTGCGGAGGTAGCAGGCCAATCGGTTGAACTTAACGTCGGTTCGGCCATTAAGAGCCTCGCCCTTGCTGGCCATACGCATAGCCAATACTTAACGGCCATAACAAAGGCTATGGTCGAAGCGGTGCTGACAGGGAATATAACAACTCATACGCATAGCCAGTATTTATTATCGAGTGCTTATACCGCTGCCGACGTATTAGCTAAGATGCTTACAGTTGATGGCGCTGGGAGTGGGTTGGATGCGGATACGCTCGACACGTACCATGAAACGGCCTTCCCGAGAATCATAAGCACATCCAATAATTTAAACAGTATCACCAGAACAGGCATGTATATTGTTTTCGATGGAACGTATAACATCCCTTCCGGAGCTACGGCTTTAGGTTCGCATGTTGTGCATTACAACTGGGATGCAAACGCTGCGGTTCAGATGTACTACAACTGGGCGGATGATCGTGTATGGACTCGTAGAAAAATTGGCTCAAGTGTCTGGAATGGTTGGATTCTGTTATGGAACGCATCAAATAGTAACTTAAAAACAGTTGACTGGAACGCGAAAGATTTAAAATGCGTTAATACATTTGCAGATGGAGCAGTTGTTGCAGGTGCGACTAACAGCACACCGCCAGATGACCTTCCTGTTGCTACTTCCTCGCTGTTCGGGGTAATCAAAACAGGTTTATCATTGCACAACAATGCGGGAGTAGTAAATTTAAATGGTAGGCACTACACCGGAGTAACGACTTATACCGATGCGTCATGCAGGACTATTAGTGCGGAGATACCAATCGGAACCGGGACAATCGCAAATGGGGAAACAATATCAATTCAGTTGACAGGCTTTCCGGTTTCGACCGTAAAGGCACCTACCGGAAATATAATTGCCAACGCAGGCACGTGGGCAGGTGTAGGCATGAAGGTTTCGTTTGCGAAGGGGGGCACTAACTGGATTGCCTTTGTGACAAATGACCTCGGAGCCTCGGTAACGAAAGATGGAATTAGTATATCAGTTAATGCGTTACAAACTATTTAATTATGGTAGTAGATAAAGTTATTAGGAATAACCCCAACATAGTCAGCGTGCGTAATACATTGGCTGTGTACGGTGGATTAACAGTTGATACAAGGGATTTAGGTACGTTGTGCCGAAGTGCTGGGAATAAATGGAGTAAGTATAAACCGGTTCGGTTTAGCAACCCATTAAACGTTACTGATTGGTGGCGAGATAGTAGTGGGTACTGCGGGCTGGATGTTAAAAAGTATACCACCATGTCGGGTATGTACACGGCACTTCGGAACAATGTGCCTCAATGGGACTACTTAAAGCCAAGAGGTATACTTACATATAATGAACCATACAGGCTATTAGACTTTGCAGGCTATGATGCAGAAGCAACACCTCCATATAGCATAACAGCTTTAAATGACACGTACTATATTGGTATAGATAATTTGGATGCTGTCCTTAGTGCTAAGACTTCAAATCCAGGAGGGCTATTACTATCCGATTTAGGCTACGCCTTTAATTTGGCTGATATGTATTTAGGGTTAAGCTTTGTAAGAACCGGATTTACTAACTACGCTTACCTAACAGCAACACAAAAAGCGAATGCTTCCGGCGGTTCGTTGGTTAGTACTCCAACATCAGGAATGGCGGCAGGAACGTACGAAGTTGCACTATTTTTTGCAGAGTTCCAAAAAGAATTAACGGCTCCGGATATTACTAACAATTTTTTCCCCACATTTGGTGGTTACAAGACGGTAACACTTAAAGTGTTCACTTTGAATATATCGCTTACTGGATCTGTTGGAATATCAAGGGTTAATTACAATGTCTCGATTAATAACAGCGAAACAATAGGGTTTACGTTAATGAACTGCTACGTAATTTTTAGATATGGGACCCGTACACCATCTGATCCGGAGCAATCCGGAGAGGGTCAAGTGGCTCTTGGAAATGTTAACTGTCCTGTAGGAAGTACACAAGTATTATCCGGGCAGATACTAAGTGTAGCGCAGGACTTTGCCGATAGAGGAGGGCGACTTTACTTTACAACATTGAGCGGATCACAATTTAATAGAGACATAACATTATGAAAAAGTTAACTATTTTCCTATTTTTTGCGTTTATGGTTGTTTTTGCTTCACATGGGCAGAATGACTTTTTATTACTAAACCGTAACAGACCTTTAATAGACGTTGAAATCAACGGAGTAAAGGCTGCGATGCTGATTGACACAGGAAGCAGTATTAACATACTTTGTGCAAGCAAACTCGCAAAATATGACGTGGCAGATAAAACTATAAAAAATTACGCTAAAACAATAAGCGGGGTAAGAAGTGTATACACGATAAAAAATGTAAGTGTAAATGTTAAGAATAGAAGTGCGTCTACATTTTACTCGGTAGACATAGAATCTTCTTGCAAAAGCATCGAGTCCGAAACAGGCATTGAAGTAGTCGGTATACTTGGAACGCCGGCTATCAAGGAGCTTGGTATGGTGATAGATCTCCGGCGAGGCATCGTGACACTAAAGCCGGAATAGTTAAAAATCTATAACGGCTAAACATTAATCTATAACATAGGTATATTTGTAAAAAACATTAACACATAAAGAATTATGGTAAACGTAAGACGAGGCATTAACATATGTACCAGTTTTGCTATACAGCGAAATGGCATTCCGGAAGACCTCTCGCAGGCGCAGAACCTGCGCGTCGTTATCCGGCATAAGTGCCAACCGAACAGCGCGGCGGCATTCACCGGATCGGCTGTTAAGATAGAAGGCAATTCGGTTTCCGTCGTGGTGACCGACACAATGCAGAAAACAATGGCATCCGGTGACTACATTATCGAAGTGGCCTACCGGCTCACCAACCACGCGGCCCCGGATGGCTATGATCCTTATATAATCGACTCGGATGTGTTTACGTTGACCGACCGATCCGCCGACGTGGGTGGTGTGTCCTGTGGCGACGTGACTGTACAGGTGGTTAACATATCTGGCGAAGTGTCGTTCTGCTCACAGGCTTTGGAGCAACTTATTGACGAGGCAATAGCCGCGGTACAATTGGCCAATGAGGCCGCCCAGAACGCCAACGACGCGGCCGATGCGGCTATGGCCATCGTGGACAGTAAGGTCGACATCGACGGACTTAATGCTAACGTTAAGCGTTTGCAGTTCGATACGAATAACCCGACAGCCCCGACGCAGATAGGTCAGATCGCCTGGGACAACGACGAGCAAACACTCGTTACCCACGACGGACTACACACCCACCCGCTCGGAAAGGAGTTGGAACTGAGGGCGCGCAACACCTCCGGGGCGACTATCCTCAACGGGCGGGCGTGCTACGTGACCGGATCCACCGGAGACAACCCTACCATCGCGTTGGCGACCAACACAAATGGCGACGTTGCCCAAAAGACTATCGGCGTGGCGACTATGGACATCGCGAACAACTCGTTCGGGATCGTGACTACATTTGGTGAGGTAAACGGCATAGACACAAGCGCGTTAACCTTAGGTGCTATCATATACCTCGGTGCCAATGGCCAGCTTACCACTACGGAGCCTGTAGCCCCTACGCCTAAGATCGTAATCGGTTTATGTGTGAGACAACACGCGCAGGTTGGTAAACTGTTTGTAAGCCCGCGGCCCATCGCCCGGTTAAGCAAGTTGTCCGAAGTGCACGCACCGGTCTTAACAGATAACGACGTGTTGCGGTACAACGGTACAACACTTCGTTGGGAAGTATACAGCTTGGCGGGTAAGGCCGATTTGGTTGGGGGCAAGGTGCCTACCTCCCAATTGCCCTCTTACGTGGATGACGTGCTCGAGTATGCAAACCTTGCAGCTTTTCCGGCTACAGGCGAGACAGGCAAGATATACGTAGCCCTCAACACTAACTTAATATATCGCTGGAGTGGAACTGCTTATGTTGAGATAAGCAAGTCGTTAGCACTCGGGGAGACAGCCGACACAGCTTATCGGGGCGATCGGGGCAAAACGGCCTATGACCACTCACAGACAACCGGTAACCCCCACAGCACGACGGCAGCCCAGATACCGAACACACCCGCCGGTACGGTGGCAGCCACGACGGTACAGGGAGCCATTAATGAATTGGCTGGCGATATTGTTCAAGTTGAAACCGATTTGAACAACTTAAACATAGATTTATATGGAGTAGATAATTCTATATATGCTCAAATAATTCCAGCTTACCCATCAATGGGGTATATGGTTGATATCTCCTCTTACTACAATCAAACAATTACACTTAAATTTAAGAATCTTATTTCTACGTCAATAACTGCAAAATACAGGACATCGAATTTTACTAACATTGGAGTAAATGTTCCCATTACTATTAGTAGTGATGGTTTAGCAACCCTTTTGGTTGAGCAAAAAACATTAGGAGAAGCGTATAACATTTATTTAAATTGCGACAATAACGATTTTTGCATTTATTCTGTTATACATGGAGTTATAGAAAACCATGAAAACAGGATAATAGGTCTTGAATCCGGAGTTGATACATCATACAATAATGTCAATAAAAATAAAAGTTATCTATCTGTCCCAATTGCACAAATAAAAAACAAAATAGCTAATTATGATAATAGAGTTATTGTGTCATTTAACGGGGATTCAATTTTTGGGGCCCAGCTTTCATGGATGACTCAATCATCTGATTATTTGCAAGGTACTTTCCCTCCAAATTTATCAAGAAATATAGTGGCTAGATTGTTCTGGGAGAGATATCGATTTGCAGATGAAGATGTGCAGTTTAGAAATTTGAAACACAACGACTGGATTAAGACTAATTTTAGCAAGCCATATGACAATAACACAAATAATGCCTATTTCAATAATTTAGAAGTTTTCTCACCAGAAAGCGGTACAGGTACCGCTCAGATATCAGTA